GATATCTCAACATCACGACTCCGTTCGTTCAGTTGTTCATTGGAAGTTCGATGGAGTTGGGAAGGGCCGTTAGGCCCATCCCGCTTTCTTGGCTATCGATCGGGCCACTCCGGGGCTTAGTGTTCTGTGCCGTGGCACTTGGACTTCGCCTTTGTCGGGGTGGCGGTAGATATCGTGTTCTCTACCAGCCCTTTCGAAGTACCAACCGTCTTGCTTGAGACGCTTGATGATCTTCGCCGTGTTTGTCTCCATCGAACCTCCGTTGCTCGTTTATATGAGTATATTTATACTCACTTTCGCCATGGGTGTCAATGGGAAAATGAGTAAATAATTACGCATGAGGCAAGAATGTTGAACCGCCGTGGACTGCTCAAACTGATCGTGCTGGCACCAGTCGCCGCCCCTGCCATTGTCGCCGCTGCTGAAGCGCCGCGCTATGGCTTCGGGCAGATGTCGGCCGGTTTTCCGCTTCCGGCCGACTATGTGGCCGACCTTAGCGAATACACGTGGGTCAGGCAGATCGATCTTGAGGCAGGCGAGACGATGTCCTACCTGGAGCATCATGCGCCTGCCGTGGGCCGGATCGCGGGAACGTTAATCCACGACCCGCGCCTGCCCGTCTCGGCTGAACCGGCCGGGCTTGCCTATTCGCCGTATCACGCGGAGATGATGGCGGTCTGATGCCGGTCAAGCTCACGCAGTTGCGGCCCCAGATCGGCCGCCTGCCGCCGATGCTTGGCCCTGCACCGGGCGATGAGAAGGGACGCGATCGATACCGCACCGATGCAGAACCTTGGCGCGCCTGGTACAAGTCGGCGAGATGGAAACGCCTGCGCCTCTCGGTCTTCACTCGCGATCTCTTCACCTGCCAGGAATGCGGGCGGATCGAGCCTGACACATCGAAGCTGGTCGCGCACCACAGCCGACCGCACAAAGGCGACGAGCGGCTGTTCTGGGATGAGGGCAACATCGAGACGGCCTGCACGCCATGTCATGACGGACCAATCAAGGCGAGAGAGCGACGCGAGCAATGGCAGCCATGAACCTCGATGCCGCCGCCATGCTTCGAAGCGTCACCCTCACCATCACAGTCACGAGATCGACCAAGGTCAGAATGTGGCTCGGCACGAGGTTGATGATCATCGGCGCCAGGATCCTTGGCACATCGGTCAACATCATCGAGGTCGACGACCCAACCGAACAGGCAGGCACATGACCCGTTAGGGGGGGCGGGTCGAAACTCGGGAGGGCGTCTGCCGCCTGGACCCGCGTCCCCCTCATGCACACAATTTTTTTCCTGAACCGGGAAAATCGAGCTTTTGCCGTCATCTGGCAAATAAAATCGGAGTTTTGGAATGCCCGAACGTGGACGGCCGACCTTCAAGCCGACGGCGGCGCTAAGGCGGAAAGTCGAGGAACTGGTTTCCTGCGGGATGTCGCAAGACGACGTTGCGCGGGCGCTCGGCATATCCACACCGACGCTGACGAAGCATTTCGAGGAGGAGCTCGCCAACGGTACTGCGAAGAAGCGAGCCGAGGTCATCGGCATGCTCTACAGCGCCGCGAAGAAGGGCAATGTGACGGCGCAGAAGAAGCTCGAGGAGATGAGCCGGATCGCCGGCGCCGCCGAAGCAGTCAAGGGGCGCGAGAAGAAGGAGCCGGAGCTCGGCAAGAAAGAGCAGGAGAAGATTGCCGCCGACCAGGTGACCGGGAAGTTCGCACCACCGGCGCCGCCAAAGCTGGTTGTCGATAACCGCTGATGCCGAATTGGTCGACTGCCTGCCCCGATTGGGAGGAACGGATCCTCGCCAAGCGGTCGCTGGTGCCCTTCGATCCCCTGTTCCCTGGCGAAGCAGAGGCCGCGCTCGCCGTTTTCAAATCGCTGCGGATAGTCGATGTCCAAGGACGCCCAACGTTCGGCGAGGCCTGCGAAGAATGGGTATTCGACTTCGTCAAAGCCATATTTGGCGCCTACGATGCCGAAAGCGGCCAGCGGCTGATTCAGGACTTCTTCCTGCTGATCTCGAAGAAGAACGCGAAGTCGACGATCGCCGCGGGCATCATGCTCACGGCGCTGATCCGGAATTGGCGCTATTCGTCGGAACTGCTTATCCTGGCGCCGACGCTCGAGATCGCGAACAACAGCTACAAGCCCGCGGCCGACATGGTGCGGGCCGACGAGGAGCTAGCAACGCTCCTGAAGATCCAGGACAACTTCAAGACCATCACGCACCGGCAGAACGGCGCATCTCTGAAGGTGGTCAGCGCAGACGCGAATACCGTCGGCGGCAAAAAGGCGGCGTTTGTTTTGGTCGACGAACTCTGGCTCTTCGGCAAGATGGCGAATGCCGACGCGATGCTCAGCGAGGCCACCGGCGGCCAGGCGACGAAGGAGGAGGGTTTTACCATCTTCCTGTCGACGCAGTCCGACGAGCAGCCGGCGGGCGTTTTCAAGGAAAAGCTCGACTATTTCCGGAACGTCCGCGACGGCGTGATCAGCGATCCGAAAAGCTTCGGGATGCTCTACGAGTTTCCAAGGGCGATGATCGAGGCCGAAGCTTATCTCGATCCGAAGAACTTCTGGATCACGAACCCGAACATGGGACGATCGGTCAAGCTGGCCTACATCGACAAGAAGTTCGTGGAGAAGAAGGAAGCCGGCGACGGGCCTTTCCGGACGTTCCTGGCGAAACACGGCAACGTCGAGATTGGAACGCGGCTTCGCGGCGACGGGTGGGCCGGCGCGAAGTATTGGGACAGCGCGGCCGACAAGACGCTCACGCTCGACAGGCTCCTGGAGCGGTGCGAGGTCATCACCATCGGCATTGACGGTGGCGGACTTGACGACCTGCTCGGACTTGCGCTGCTCGGCCGCTGTAAGGTCACCCGCGATTGGCTGCTCTGGTGCCGGGCATGTCCGCGATGGCTTCGGCCAAGGCGACATGGTGTCTGCCGAACAGGCGGTATCCGAAGGCATGGCCGATCGCATCGGCTCACTGGAAGAGACGCTGCAGCGGTTCGGCGCTTCGCAGTTCCAACCGACCAGATCGGGCCGCAAGGCCTTCGCCAGCGAGCGCGAGAAGCGCGCCTTGGCTCTCTAACCACTCCCGACATCGTCGGTTCGAAATCGCGCTCCAGGGGCCGGCCTGGGCGATGCAAAGTCATGTCCGGTTTCAGCTATGAAAGGATATCCCATGCTGAAAAAGCTCCGTGAGCGCCGTGCGGCCCTGGTTGCCGAGATGCGCGGCATCATTGAAACCGCAGAGAAGGAAGACCGCGATCTCAGTGCGGAAGAGCAGACGGCTTTTGATGACAAGAAGGCCGAAAAGGACACACTCGACAAGCGGGTTGTGAACCTCGAAGGGCTCGAAGCCGACGAGACTGCGCTCGATGCCGTTGTTCCGGCGCATTCCCGCCGGTCACCGATCGGCCGCGCTGGTGGCCCGGAAGCCTCGAAGGAATTCGAGAACATGGGTGAATTCCTGCACGCGGTTCGCTTCCGCCCGAACGATCAGCGGCTGAACTTCGTCGAGGGCGTCGGTGCTGCCACCGACGAAAATGGCCTGCAAGCTGAAATGCGGATGGACAATGACACGCAGGGCGGGTTCATGGTGCCGACGCAGCTGCGCTCGACCATCATGAGCGTGGAGCCGCAGGACGCTCTTGTCCGTCCCCGTGCCACCGTGATCCCGGCCGGCAATCCGCCGGACGCTGCAGTCACCATGCCGGCACTTGATCAGTCCGGCAGCAATCCGGCGAATATGTTCGGCGGCATGTCGTTTTCGTGGATCGAGGAAGGCGGCGACAAGCCGGAAACTGGCGCAAAGCTTCGCGAGATCACCCTCGTGCCGCATGAAATCGCGGGCTACACCACGATCACCGACAAGCTGCTGCGCAATTGGGCGGCCTCCGCTGCGGTCATCGAGAACCTGATGCGGGGCGGCGTCAACGCGGCGGAAGATTATGCCTTCCTTCGCGGCACTGGCGTAACCCAGCCGCTCGGCGTACTGAACGCGCCCGCCACCAAGTTCGTCAACCGTGCCAATGCTAACCAGGTCGGCTATGTCGACCTGCTGAAGATGGTGTCGGTGCTGCTGATGCGCGGCGGCTCGCCGGTCTGGTCGGCGCCACAGTCTGCACTCGTCCAGTTCGGCCAATTGCAGGATCCCGAAGGGCATTATATTTGGAAGCCGGATGCCCGCGACGGCTTTGCCGGCACCCTGATGGGCTATCCGCTGCGCTGGAACAACCGCGCTCCGGCGCTCGGCGCCAAAGGCGACGTCCTGCTCGCCGACTTCTCCCAGTACCTGATCAAGGATGGCTCCGGCCCGTTCGTTGCCGCCTCGGAACACGTCAAGTTCCTGCAGAACAAGACGGTGATCAAGATCTTCTGGAACGTGGATGGTGCGCCCTGGATGTTCGCCCCAATCACAGAAGAAAACGGCTACGAGGTCTCTCCCTTCGTCGGCCTCGACGTGCCGGCCTGATCGCTGGCGTGATGCCGACAGCCCGGTGTCCGGGCTGTCTCCCCTCATCATCGTTTTGAAAGGACATCGCAATGCGCGATCTTGCCAATTCCATCGCGGTTCGCCGCGCCATCTCGCCGGCCGCCGCAACGACCGACAATACGCCGTTCGTCTCCCAGATCATCGACCTTGCCGGTTTCGACAAGATGATGTTTGTCATCAATGCCGGCGCCCTGGCGGATGCGGACGCTACCTTCACGACACTGGTCGAGCATGGCGATCAGGCCAATCTGTCCGACGCAGCCGCAGTTCCCGACAGCCAGTTGACCGGCACGGAAGCGGCTGCAAGTCTGACTTTTGCCGACGACAACGCGGTCAAGAAGATCGGCTATGTCGGCCCGAAGCGCTACGTCCGGCTCACCGTGACACCGGCCAACAACACTGGCAACGCCTTTATTTCGGCAGTCGCGCTGCTCTCCAGTGCTCGCTACAAGCCCGCCACCTAAGGTCGGCTTTCCCTTTCCCTGAATTTCAACAGGAGTAACGATCATGTCCAAGGCACTCACCGTGCTTGCCGAATGCGTTGACGCACGATCGGGCAAGCGCTTTCTCCCTGGCGATGTGTTCGATCCGGCGCCGACCGCCGAGCAGGCGCAGCGTCTGGTGAGGGCCGGCTGCCTCCCGGCCGACTCCGTCGACGCGGCCCGCAAGGCCGAAGCGGATGCCGAGAAAAAGACGGTCGCGACAAAGGAAGCCAAGGCCAAGGCTGCGGTATTCGAGAAGGCCAAGGCCAAGGCCGATGCGGCCAGGGTGGCGGTCGCCAATGCCGAAACCGCTCTCGACGCAGCAGCCGACGCCGAAAAGGCTGCGTCACAGAAGGCGCTCGACGACGCGAGGACTGCGCAGGCTGAGGCCGACGCGGAACTTGCCGAACTGAGCAAGTGAGGCGATCATGACCAGCAACCCGAGGAGCCCCGGCGAAAAATGGGTCAAGGTGACGAAGGCGAACGCAAATTTGCCGGATGGCCTCTGCCGGGCGCTTCTTGTGGGCACCCCCGGCACGGCAAATCTCACCGACAAGTTCGGAACCGCGACCACGAATGTGCCTCTGCAGCAGGGATATAACCCACTGAACGTGCTCCAGGTCAACACCGGCGGCACGGCAGACGACATCTGGGCGGTCTACTGATGATCGTCAACGTCATCGAGCCGCCGGGCGAAGTCATCTCGCTGGTCGACGCGAAGAAGCATCTCCGCGTCGACCATGGCGATGATGACGATTACATCACCGGACTTGTCGCCGCTGCGGTCGCATGGCTCGATGGGCCGGCAGGATGGCTCGGGCGCGCGCTCGGCGTGCAGACGCTGGAACTGGTAACCGATCGCTTTGGCGACTATTGCCGCGACTGGCTTGACCTTCCCGAAAACGGGTGTCCGGCACTTGTGCCATTGGCTCTCGTCTTTGGGCGCCTTCAGCACTTGGGCTTTCATCAGCGAGCCCTCTTGCGATGAGTCCTTGCAGCCTCTTTCTGCAACTTGGAAAGCGCTTCCTCGATCGCCATGGCCATGAGATATTGCAACGTGTCGTCTTTGAGATCAGTCGCCATGCGGGAGGCGATCTCCAGCACGCGCAGCAATTCCCTGT